TGATAATGTCCGTTGCGGATCTGAATCCGTTTTCAACATCAAGAACATCTTTCTGGGCATCTTTCTGTGGATCAATAGACAACCATTTAGGGAATGTCCAAGTCGTTTGAAGCAATACGGAATTAATCGCTGTCATACGAATTTGAATATCTTCTTTAACAATCATCCACTGCAACCAGCGTTCAAAAATAACCTCGAAAACTTGCTCTTTCAGGTTTCGTTGAACTGACTTAAACATAATTCTCTGAGCTTGATCACCGAAGCGAGCAGCAGAATAGTTAATGTTTGAAGTATCGCCTTTCCAACCTTGCTTATAGAAGCCGTAACCCATAGAAAGATGGTCTTCTAAGCGTTCGGTGAAGTTTAAGAAATCATCACCACCCTGAGTTGAGCTAAATTGCTTGATGTCGTAACCAGCAGGAAGTTTATTAATCGTTCCAGCTTCGAATTCCTGAATAATGTCAGGTTCAACAAATTCAGAATCCTCATCAATTCCCAAATCAAGATTTTCCTGAGAGTCTTTATCTTGAGTGATGAAGCCCATAGAGCTTGCCGCAGCACGTTTCTGAACCAGAGTTGAGAACGTAAACGCGTTGTATTGATTCATAGTGTCGATATTCGCAACAGCTTCTGGAATACCTCTACGCTGATCAGGGAACAACTCTCTGTAATAATGAATAACCTCGTTAGCAGGAACAGAATAAGAACTGCCTTTTTCAGTCTGATTCATCTTATCAATTTCGGTGAACCAATATCGAATCGGGCAATCGTCTTGGTCGTATTCAATACCGTCAAGAATATAACCATCTTCTGTTGCTTCTCTGTCTCCGAATTTGCATCGAGCAGCTTCGATAATACTGATTTTAAAATCATCAGTTGTTTCGTGAATTCGAATGAAAACTTCACCATCGATAAAACGGGAGCGTTCTACGATTTCCTGAAAACGACGCCAGTTAATACGTCCGTTTTTACTGAAACGTTTTGGTTTGCTTGACCACATTTTAAAGCTATCGTTGATCAGCGTGTTCAGTTGAACGTTTGGTTTTCCTTTTGAAGTAACGATTCGAGCTTGAGGATTAATACCTTCACCGATAACGTTATCAACCTGATATTGAACAGCACGTTTACCCATTGGCGTGTTAATGCTGATTGTTCGAGACATAGCGCGAAGATTATCCGCACTTGAACGAATATCGTTATTAATCGTTGCAGTTCTTACCAGATTCTGCTGAAAATCATCATCAAGACGTGATGTTACAGGACCAATCATTCGCTTGAGGTCATTTCCAAAAGCTTGACTGTTATCAACGACCAGTTTTTTCTGTTTTACACGTTTCACTGGTTTCTGTTTAGTACGAAACCAAGTCATTGGATTCCAATTCATGATGGGTTTTTAAACCTCGCTTTAATCGTAACAATAGGAGATTTTCCTTTTGCTTCATTTTCCGCTTGAACAATAGAGTTCAGTTGCGATAAGAATTTTTTACGAGCGTTAAGCAGCGCGTCTAAGGTTTCATAAACGAAAGATTTACCGTTAATACTCATTTGTTGAATAGCTTCTTCGTTGCTTGTTAGACGATATTGAATAACTTTATCTAGGTCGTTAATCATTTCGCGAAGCTGTTGCTTTTTAGATTTTTCGTTAAACGGTGATTTAACTTTAATTAACTCATTACTCAACAGGACGCCTTTGTCAAAAATAACAATAGAGAAAGTGCCTTCGATGAATTCAGAAGTTTCTACCCCGACGTTTTCGGGGCAGTTTTCTTGTTCAAAAAGAACAGTTTCTTTAGAGCCGATTTGAACAGAAGCACCTAATGGATTAGTTAAAGAAAGTTTTTCACCGATAAAAATTTCTTTCATCGGGATGTCCTCTAATTAATAATCTTATTTAGTTATAACCAACCACGCTTTGGCTTATTCTGACGACGTGCAACAGGACGAGCCTTAACGCGTTTAGGTTCGCTTTTAACCTCGTCGATAACTTTGTATTCATCAGATTCGATAACTTCAGGAGCATCGTCCTGTTCGCTTTTGGCTAACTCTTTTGCTTGCATCTTACGCCATTCATGCCATTTGATTTTTTCAAGCACTTGTAAGCGAGCACAATAACCGTAGTTGAAACAGTCCAGACCTTCGTTTCTGACTCCGCCCTGTTTAATAACCCAACGAACGGTATTACCAGAGCGTTTTAATTCTTCGGACATAAGCTGTTCGCAGTAATCATCTGGAACATCATCAGAGATTTCGACTCTTACTGGTGTATTTCCAGATTTCACGCTTCTGTTTAGCAGTTCACGAACTAAGTTTTTTCCTTGGTTAACACCAATCATATAAAGTTCATAACCACCGGTTTTCGTGATTTTCGTTGGAACATAAGGGGCATCAACAGAGCTGGCACCTTTAATTGCTTTCAGGTTTGTCCACTGAGAGCAGAAACGATAGATTGTTTTAGTCGCTCGACCGTTTGAGCTATCGACGTTTACCCACGCTAAAGGAACCTTTCTTCCCGAAGCTGTTCTGAACGGTGCTTTCACGTATGCAAGCAATTCTTTATAAGCAGGAGAATCGATAACCTCAGCGTTCATTGTCATAAAGCTACGATGTGCAAGAATATAAACGGTTCGTTCGTTATGACCCATCAGAGTTATTTCTAAACGGTCTTGCTGTTGGTCAACACCAGCTGTCATGAACAAACAATCTTCTGGAATATTATGAATACCGATATCATTTTTCAGTTCGTTTAATTTACTGATTTCCACATCCTCGTTCAGATCATCAAAAGGCAGACCGAGAACTGTGTTATAGAACGTTGACAAACTGAATGTTTGATAAGCATTTTTGAAATCTTCAACGACAGATTTTATTGAACTCATAGGACTGTATAAACGACTTACATGAAATCCTGCTGCATCAGCATCTGGATTAGTCACAATCCAATTACCGTTTGCTAATGCTCTTGCTCGTTGTGCTTCTGTGATTGTTTCATTACAAGAAGGACATTCAAGACGCGCAGTTTCTGGATCTGGTACTGATTTACCATCATGTTTAATCCAATCGAATTTGATGTTTTCCCAAACGAGTTCGTGAGAATGATCGCAATGAGGACAATCGATATGGAATTTACGTCTATCGGATGCTTCGTATTGAGTATTGATAGCACCGTATTTGCCAGTAGGCGTCGAACTGATAAAGATTCGAGCGTCTGAACCGAAAGTTGTTGCACGCTGTTCGGCAATCATTATTGGGTTGCCTTCTTCTGTATCAGTATCGACAGCATCAACTTCATCAAGCAGAAGCAATGGCAGAGTTTTACCACGCAAGTGAGAAGGAGAGTTCAAACTCATGAAATACCAGAAACCACCATTTCGTAGCTGAATCTGACTGGTGTTATTAACTGCGTTTCTGTCATTTTTATCAGTAACGATTTTCTGTATTTCTTCCGATGCATCAATCATCGGTTTAATTTTACCTGATAACCATTGTGTCGTTTCTTTCGCTGTAGACTGTAAAACACCCGCGTTGCCTGGATCTGTAGCTGATTTATAGAACAAAACACCATTCAGAATCGTCGTTTTGCCGATCTGTGCAGAAGTCATAAGAACGATTTTCTTCTTCTTGCCTTTGATAGCGTCAATCATTCCGCGCTGGAACTCAAAAAGTCGCATTGGCTGATCCGCATATGGTCCATCTGGGAAAATTAAGTTCTGTTCAACCCATTCTGACGGAGTGTAATCAGCAGGAGGCATGATAAAAGTTTTTGATGCCTTAATAATTTTCTTTAATTTGTCGATATTTTTCATAGTCACCTCTGAGTGTATTTATGAAGAATTCAACAAATAATTTTCAGGACGCTTGCACCTCGGGCCTGGATTGTTAAAGTTCAATCCATCGCAACACCGGGAACATCGAAATGAAAACTGAACTGACTGTCGAAAATAAAATAGCTGCATTTATTAACGCAGGAACTGATTTTTCAGAACGTAAGATCGCTGAACGATTTGAAGTTCCTCGCTCTGTTGTTCGTCGCGTTAAAGAAAATA